ATAACCGGATTCCAAGGTAAGATTAAAATGCAAGCAACTCTTGCTGTTGATCCTACTGACGCTGATTGGTTCACACTAGACGCAACAGAACACGAAACTATTGGATTTGCCAATGATGGTCCAGTTGCAACAGGCTCACACATAAAGAACTTTACAGGAAACTATGTATGGGTAAGAGCTGTTGTAAGTAGTTGGACAGACGGCACAGTTAATAGTATATTACTGAATCATTAAGGAAAGAATATGGAACATTTTGTAAGAGTTGTAATGGAAAAAAATACTAGTTTAAACGAAAGTTTAGATGAAAGTATTTTTCCAGGTACAGAATTATTAGAAACAGAGCAAGGTGGTTCTGTATATCAAATACCATTAGCAAGATTACTAAGCGAAGAAGAAGCAGACGAGTATGCAGACAAGTTAGCAAACTTTTTGTTCAGCGAAGGCTTTGATGACTTTGATATTGAAATATCAACAGACGATGACACACCAGTAGTTGAAGAAACATATGACGGCGATGACTTTTTTGAAGAGTATGGTACTATGTGGTTCAACGAAGATGATGAAGATTTAGACGAAGCAGAGTATCAAGGACGTAAAGTAAAACTTGGTAAGCCTATGCAAGGTGATGTTAAGAAGTTTAAAGTATATGTTAAAGACCCAAAGACTAAGAATGTTAAAAAAGTAAACTTTGGTGATCCTAACATGAAGATTAAGAAATCAAACCCAGCACGTAGAAGAAGTTTCCGTGCTAGACACAACTGTGATAACCCAGGTCCACGTACAAAGGCACGTTACTGGTCATGTAGGAAGTGGTAGTATGCGTTTAACCGAACTAGCAGACAAAGACGAATTTACATTAGAGTATGACGTGTGTCAAGACTGTCACACTTATATGAAAAATGACCCAATGTTTTATAGAAAACAATACTTTCCTGTAATGAGTAAGATATCAGATCAGTATAGAAAGGGCAAGGCTGTAGACTTTGCTGAAACTTTACGCCCGTTAGTGCAATCAGCAATGGAAGCATATTGTACAAAGTATGGTTTAGACGGCTCACAAAGTGTTTTTACTGAAGATGATGAACTAAACATTATTGAACGTATTAAAGAAGACGAAACACAGAATATAGAAGAAGGGGAATACTAATGTTTCTCAAAGAACTGTTTGAGGCACCAGCTAAGAAAGCGGTTCTTGCTTTTGGTAGACTTAATCCTCCAACTATTGGTCACGAAAAACTAGTAGGTCAAATAAAAAAGTATGATGGTGATCATTATCTTTTTTTATCACAAACACAAAAACCAAAAACTGATCCATTAGACTTTGCAACTAAGTTAAAGTTTGCAAAGCAATCATTTCCCGGTATTAATGTAGGACATCAAAGTGTACGTACACCTGTACAAGCACTAGAAATGTTACAAGGGTTAGGATATACAGATTTAATATTTGTTGCAGGTAGCGACAGAGTTGATGGCTTCCAAAAAATGTTTGACACATACAACGGCAAGCCAGATAAGTCAGGTAAAATACCATTTAAGTTTAATACACTTAAAGTTGTAAGTGCTGGCGAACGTGATCCTGATGCAGAAGGTGCAGAAGGTATGAGTGCAAGTAAGATGAGACTTGCGGCTGCTGAAGGTAACTTAGAAGCATTTGCTCAAGGTGTGCCTGCTACAGCAAAGAAACTTGCAAAAGCAATGTATGATGCTGTACGTAAAGGCATGGGCGTTAAAGATGAAGTTACTGCAAACGAAATACTAGGGTTTGCAAAGCACCAACCTAAAAGAGCTGTTATAAAGAAAAGATATAAACAGCCTGAAGACGATAGTGTACAAGACAAATTAAAAAAGCGTAGAGCAATGTCTGCAAAAGGCGATCCTAATGCATTTAAATCAGGTGCAATAAAATAATGGACGAACTACAGGACATTAAGCGACTAGCAGGCGTAGGTGAATTTAAAGGTTACACAGAATACCAAATAGATGAAAACCCTAGCGAAACAGCTGCAGAGCTAAAGAAGAAAGAAAAGAGATTAGGTTTGAAACCGGGCGACAAAGATTGGTTCAAACTATGGTTTAGTAAACCTTATATGACTGGTGCAACACAATTTAGGGGCCGTAAAAAGAAATGAAGTGGCAAGATATCAAAGAAGATGGCAGGATTGTTAAAGGCGTTAACACTACAGTTGATGTTGATACCAATCAGATTCCTAAAGAAGCAGGTAAGTTTGGAAACAAAGTAGACAATGACGGCGTTCCACCTACACTTAGTAAAAAAGTAAAAGGTAAGAGTACAAACGTATTATTCAACTTAGGTCTTGCTGAAGGCAAGTATGCTGATATACATGACGTAAAAGATTACAACCCAGACAACTTAGAAATATGGGTAAAGGGCGTAGGTGTTTACACACTTAACGGTCTTAAAAACAGATTAAAACAAAGACTAGAAGGCTTTAAAGATAACATGGACTACAACGCTGAAGGCGTAGAGTCAGTGTTAAGCGGCACAGGTTACGATGCATTTATGAGTATGCTTAGAGGTTACAACGAAGTAATGAAAGCATTAGAAACACCTCAAATGAAACGTAAAAAGACTATTGCAAAACGTAAAGCAAAGTATAGCGAAGGTCAAGCAATACCTAATCCTAAGAATACATTCTTAGCAAAGTCTGACACAGCATATGATCATTATAAAATTGGAACTAACTTAGCAAACTTAAAGGCAGTACCTAAGGGTGCTAACTATGATGAGCCTGATGTTGTTATTGCACCATACGCAGGTGAGAAAGAAACAAAATATCTTATGAAACAACTTTCTCGTATTGGTTATGATGTACAAGATGCAGAAGGCTATCAAGATGCACACTTTGATGACGAGCCAACAGGTGGTGAAGCACCTCCGCAAATCAAAGATCAGGGTAAGTTAGGTAAAATTAAACTAAGTAAATTGCGTAGTGTACAAAAAGGTAGAAACTTCCGTAAACTTGAAAAGCAAATGACTAAAGTAAAAGACGGAAACTACAGTCCTTTAACTATTGATCCGAAAGGACGTATAGTAAACGGCCATCATAGGTTTGATGCACTAAGACTTATGGGTGAAGAATTTGCAACTGTTAGAATGATTGACACTTCATTAGAAGAAATGATTGCAGAAAACTTTGCAGACGGTAAAAAAAAGGGTAAAAGCAGACCTGGACGAGTAAAGAAGTCAGGTGCTAGTTGTAATGGTAGTGTTACAGCCTTAAGAAAACGTGCAAAGAAAGCATCAGGTGAAAAAGCAAGAATGTATCACTGGTGTGCAAATATGAAGAGCGGAAAGAAGAAGTGAAATGTTTAGCAAACAATGTAAACTACATTTAGAAGAAAAAGGCGAAACAGGATTAGAACATATGAAAGCGGCACTAAAAGCAGCCGTAAAACTACAATTACTTGTACCGGCATTAGTAGTACACAGTGTTGCTCCACGCTTTTTTACAGACACAGCAACAACGGTAATGAAAGACATATTAGGGGATAGACATGAAAATAAATGATATAATAGTTGAATCACAAAAAGACACACATTGTTCAGACAAGTGTTGTGGTGCAGATACTAAAAGAGAAGATTGTGTTTGTCCAGCAGATTGTAAACATTGCAACTGTAACGATCCTAGTGTTGCAGAATCAGCAAGCGCAGGTGCTAGTAGCGCAGGTAGTGTTGCTAGTGTAGTTAATCCTACATACGCATATGCAAAGAGTAAGAAAAAAGGTAAGTATGGTGCACCAGAAGCACCGCAAGCAAAGAATCCAGACGGGACCGCTAAGAACGGATTGGATATTAAAAACAATTTAATGGGCGGCAAGGTCGCAAAGAGATAAATATATATTAGTAGGAGTTACTGATGAGAGAAAAAGATTTAAAAGAGGGTTTAGGCGAATTAGCTGACAAGGCTGAGCAAGACCACGAAGTACAAATGGCACGTGCCGAGCTTTACAAGGCCGCTAAGTATTCAATCAAACTACACGAAATGCTTAAAGGCGTTAGTGAAGCAGAAGGATTAGAAGGTTGGGTACAAGCAAAGATTACAAAAGCATCAGACTATTTAAGTTCTGTATATCATCACATGGATTATCAAGAAGCTGACGATAGTGCAATGGCTCCTGACGCACTAGATAGCATTTCAAGCGGTAAAGAAGAAGTTGGTGAAGGTAAAGGTAAAAGCAACAAACAAAAAGCTGCTATTGCTATTGCTAAGAAAGAAAAAGGTTACAAAGAATCTTTAGCAGACAAGTTAGGAAATAAACTTGCTGAAGCTAAAGGTACATGTAAAGAATGTGGCAATCCAAGTTACACAACACTACCAGAAGAAAAGCAAAAAGGCGTTGACGGCAAAGTATGCTGGAAAGGCTACAAGCGTATGGGCACCAAGAAAAAAGGTGGTAAGACAGTGGACAACTGTGTAAAGGCCTAACATGGATTTTCATAAACTTCAACAAAAACTATTCCAAATAGAACCAACTGATCCAGCAGCTGATAAAGCAAAGATGATAGCATCTATGCAAGGTCAACCGCAACAAAGTGTTGAAGTTCCACAAAACATCGTACAAGAAAGTGTAGATGTACCGCAAGGTACTATGCCAGTTGAAGGTAATTACAGTGTAAGTGACTTTGCTAAACTAGCAGGTATAACACTTAACGAAGGTAAGCAAAAACATGGCAGTGCAGGTCAACTCAAAGGCAAGGATGCCTTTACTAAGAAAAGTAAAGCAGGTCCAGGTCCTGAAACACCACATCCTGCAAGAAACAAACTTGTTGGCGACAGCATAGACAATGATGTTGAAGAAGGCTTAGGCGATGCTATAGCAAAATCCAAAGGTATAGGTGGTGCATTTCAAACAGGATTTAATGCAACACAAAAAGGTGGAGCATTAGGACCAGATGCATTAAACAAGGCAGTAGGTAGTGCATTCACAGGCAAAGGTAAAAAAGATAAAGACACTAAAGGCAAAGAATCAAAGTTTGATCAAGGTATTCAAAAGATACTTAAAGATCCAGCATTAAAAAGAGAACTATTATTACTAATGAAGAAGGCAAACTCAAAGAGTCAAATGAACTCTGAGGCACAAAAGAACAGAAGGCTACAAAAACCAAAGCCCCGCAACACAGGATACAAAGACCTAGAAGCTCTACGTAAGAGTGGTGCAGGTGGAGCGCATACGGATAAAAGTAAAACAATACCCCGTAAGCAAAAGTACAAGCAAGATCCTACTCAGGAATCTATCAAAGAAACACTTATTCGTAAATTAAACGAAAAAAGTTCTTGACAAACCCTTCATAATACCGTATAATAGTATATAAATTACTAAAGGAGATCCTCTTATGGGAAGTCGTGTATTCGGTGCCGATGAAAAGGCAAAATTAGAAAGACTAGTTAACGAAGGTGTTACAGTCTATCAAGAAGTAGAAGATTTAACAGCAGGCTTGAAAGATACTGTAAAGGCTGTTGCAGAAGAACTTGATATCAAACCAAGTTTAATTAACAAAGCAATTAAAATTGCACAAAAAGGTGACTGGGAAAGAGTTTCCGATGAGTTTGACGATCTTGAAACATTGGTCGTAACTGTCGGTAAGGACAAATAAGTGCAAGGGATTAAAGACTTTTATAGAGATAGTCTCACCTCAGACCCGGTTGCACACTATGCAGAGATGATAGGTGCTGTTAGTGTTATTATAGGTAGTTCTATATTAACATGGACGGTACTTGCACCAAGACCAGACATATTCATTCCGTTTTATTTTATAGGAAGTTGTGCAAGTTTCTTTGGTGCATATAGACGTGGACTACCTTGGGTACTAGTACTCACTGGTTGGTTCATTATTATGAACATCATTGCACTTAGTAGGCTATATATTACATAACGCCAAAGACAATAGTCAGGCATGCAGAAGGTTAAGTTGGCCATAAGCAACGAAGGAGAAATAATTGAGTTACGTAGACGCACTATTTGATCGCGACTCTGATATCATCAGAACTGTCGAACGCAAAGACGGTAAAAGAGAATACCGCGAGTACCAAGCAAAATATACTTTTTACTATAAAGACCAACGTGGCAAATACAAAAGCGTTTATGGCGATCCTTTAAGCCGTATTGTTTGTAAAAATACAAAAGACTTTAGAAAAGAAGTTGCTATTAATAGAGATAAGCAACTATTCGAAAGCGACATTAATCCTATCTTCCAATGTTTAAGTGAAAACTATCTTAATCAAGATGCACCTAAACTAAACATTGCTTTTTTCGATATTGAGACAGACTTTGATCCAGAGCGTGGCTTTGCTGATCCTGCTGATCCATTCATGCCTATTACTTCTATAAGTGTATACTTACAGTGGTTAGAAACAATGGTGTGTTTAGCAGTTCCGCCTAAGACACTTACAATGGACGAAGCACACAAGACACTTGAAGGCATTGACAATGTAATGTTGTTTGAAAAAGAAGGTGACATGATTGACACGTTCTTAACACTAATTGAAGACGCTGATATTTTGTCAGGTTGGAACAGTGAAGGTTATGATATTCCGTATACTGTAAACAGAACTAGCCGTGTACTAAGCAAAGACGACACAAGACGTTTTTGTTTGTGGGGCCAGTTGCCTAAGAAGCGTGAATATGAAAAGTATGGTAAATCAGCTGTTACCTTTGACCTAATAGGCAGAGTGCATTTAGATAGTTTAGAATTATACCGTAAATACACATATGAAGAACGACACACATATAGACTTGATGCCATTGGTGAAATCGAAGTTGGTGAAAACAAGGTCCCTTATGAAGGCACTTTGGATCAATTGTACAACAATGACTTTAGAAAGTTCATTGAATACAACATACAAGATACCGCACTACTGGACAAGTTGGACAAAAAACTAAGATTTATTGATCTAAGTAACGAACTTGCACACGCAAATACTGTTTTGCTACAGACCACAATGGGTGCTGTTGCTGTTACAGAGCAAGCGATTGTTAACGAAGCACATGCAAGAGGCTTACAAGTTCCTAACAGACCTAAACGTGACGACACAGAAAATACACAAGCCGCTGGCGCATACGTAGCATTTCCTAAGAAGGGTTTGCACAAATGGGTAGCGTCAATGGATTTGAATTCACTATATCCTAGTGTGATTCGTGCATTGAATATGGCACCTGAAACTGTTATAGGACAGATACGTCCTGAGATATCAGAAGCTCGTGTACATGAAGACATGACTCTTAAGAAGAAGTCATTTGCAGGTAGTTGGGAAGGTCGCTTTAGTACAGAAGAATACGAAGCTGTAATGGAGCAACGTAAAGATATTCCACTTACTGTTGACTTTGAAAACGGTCAAACAGAAGTGTTGAGTGGTGCCGAGCTATACAAAATTATATTTGACAGTAACCAACCATGGATGCTTAGTGCAAACGGTACAATCTTTACACAAGAGTTTGAAGGTGTTATTCCAGGACTACTAAAGCGTTGGTATTCAGAACGTAAAGATCTACAAGCACAACTAAAGAAAGCAAAAGACGCAGGCAATGCTATTGAAATTGAGTATTGGGATAAGCGACAGTTGGTTAAGAAAATTAACTTGAACAGTTTATATGGTGCTATTCTTAATCCTGGTTGTAGATTCTTTGATAAGCGAATTGGACAGTCAACAACACTAACTGGCAGATCTATTGTTAAGCATATGAGTGCTGAAGTAAACAAAGTTATTACTGGTGAATATGATCACGTAGGTGAGTCTATGATCTATGGTGATACAGACTCTTGTTACTTTAGTGCATGGCCTATGCTAAAAGATGACGTAGAGGCTGGTAAGGTTGAATGGACTAAAGAAAAGTGTATCACACTTATGGATCAAGTGTGTGAACAAGCAAATACATCATTTGGCGACTTTATGGCAACAGCCTTTCATTGTCCCAAGACACGTAGTGATGTTATTGCCGCAGGACGTGAAATTATTGCACAGTCTGGATTGTATATTACTAAGAAGCGTTATGCGGCATTAGTAATTGACAACGAAGGTTTTAGAACTGATACAGATGGCAAAGCTGGTAAAGTAAAAGCAATGGGCTTGGACTTACGTAGATCAGACACTCCTGTGTTTATGCAAGAGTTCTTAAGTGAAATCCTGCTTATGGTGTTAACTGATATTCCGCAAAAGGATGTACTCGAACGTATTACTGTATTCCGTAAGGAATTTGACAATCGTCCGGGTTGGGAAAAAGGTTCACCTAAACGTGCAAATAAAGTAGGCCACTATGGTCGACTAGAACAGAAACAAGGCAAGGCTAATATGCCTGGTCATGTGCGAGCAAGCATTAACTGGAATACATTGAAGCGTATGAATGGCGACAAGTATTCACAAGAGATTGTTGATGGTATGAAAGTTATTGTTTGTAAATTAAAACAAAATCCGCTAGGGTATACAAGTGTTGCATACCCAACTGATGAATTACGTATTCCTGATTGGTTTAAGGAATTACCATTTGATGATGCAGCAATGGCGGAAACAATTATTGATAACAAACTAGACAACTTAATTGGTGTGCTTAACTATCCACTAGAGGATACAAAGCAACACAACACATTTAGTAGTTTGTTTGATTTTGGAGAATAAAATGAAAATTAATATACAAGTGGAAGTCGATACTGAGAATGCTCAGGACTTAACAACCATTGAAGAATTAATTGCAATGCTAAGATCATTAGCAGACCAGTACGAGGAATAGTTATGGAATGGGTATTAGTATACATTAGTCTTACATTTCATGGTCATCCTGTAGCAGAAGAAATAGGTCGTTACGATAATATGATTGACTGTTTTTATGCTAGAGAGCAACTGGCACAAGATGTTGGCGGGTCAAACGGATACTTTCCAAACGGTGAACAAGCCGTATGTGTATCTAATTTAAAGGAAATGGGATGACAGGTAGAGTAGGATTTACATGTAGTACATTTGATCTGTTACACGCAGGTCATGTACAAATGTTGCGTGAAGCAAAAGCACAATGTGATTATCTTATTTGTGGATTACAAGTTGATCCTGCAAATGATCGACCTGAAAAGAACTCACCTGTACAATCTATTGTAGAACGTTACACACAGCTCAAGGCTGTTAGTTATGTTGATGAAATTATTCCTTACGGTACTGAAAAGGATCTAGAAGATATCTTAGAACTGTACTCAATTAATGTACGAATACTAGGAGAAGAATATAGAGATAAAGAGTTTACTGGTAAAGATATATGCCGTAGACGAGATATAGAACTATATTTTAACAATAGAGATCATAGATTCAGTAGCTCAAACTTACGAGCAAGTGTAATTGAATCGGAGAAGAAATGAACATATTACTTACAGGATCAAGTGGCTTCATAGGAAGTGAATTACTAAAGCGTTTAACAGTAAAGCACGGACACTATGTACACACAATTGATATTGCAAATGGTCCCGAACAAGATCTAATGTATTGCCAATTCCCACATGAAAGCAAAATAGATCTTGTAATACACTTAGCAGGTAAAAGCGGTGTACGTGAAAGCATCAAAGACCCTGCTAGTTATTGGTTAAACAACATTGAAGCAAGTAGACGCTTGTTCAATGCTTACCCTAATACACGCATACTGTATGCAAGCTCTAGTAGCGCCTACGAGCCCGATCTAAACCCTTATGCGGCTTCTAAGTATTGTTTAGAAGAACTTGCAGAACGTTATCCGGATACACTAGGTATGCGTTTTCATACAGTGTATGCAGATGTTTGCCCTAGAAAGAACATGTTCTTTCAAAGACTACGCAATGATACATTAGAATATGCCACTAGGCATTATAGAGATTTTGTGCATTTACAAGATGTGTTAGACGCTATTGATATATTAATAGCAAAACCAAAGGTAAATGGTACAATTGATATCGGTACAGGTGTTCCTGTCCGTATTCAAGACCTTGCACCAGAGGCTCCCGTTCGCCTAAATACACCTGGAGAAAGAGAATTTACTTGTGCAAACACAGAAAAAATTA